ACGACGTCGGCGCCACGACCTTCGCGCCCGAGGTCAAGCGCGTGCTCGACACGCGGTTCACCGGCTACCAGTTCCGGCTGTGGGGCGATCCGAAGGGCCGGGACAAGACGCAGGCGGACGAGCGGACAGCCTATGACGTGTTCGCGAGCTTCGGCATGCCGGTGCAGCCCGCGCCCGTGAAGCAGAACAACATCCAGACGCGCATCGAGGCGGTGGAATTTACGCTCAACCAGATGCGCGACGGCGTGCCACGGTTCCTGCTGTCGCCGGCCTGCCGGGTGCTCAAGGTCGCGATGGCGGGCAAGTATCACTTCCGGAAGATCAAGGCGACGGGCCGCTATTCAGAGGAGCCCGAGAAAGACAAGTATTCGCAGCCCGCCGACGCACTGCAATACCTGCTGATCGGCGGCGGCGAAGGCCGGGCGATGACGGGACACCCGGCCAATGCGAACGCGAAGGCGGTGAACACGCGGCACGGCCGCAGGTCTTTGAGGCGAGGCCGGTGACGCCTGACGAGGCCCCGATCGGCGCGAGCCCGGCCCGCTGGTGCCTGTACTTCTTCCGCAAGACGTCGATGCCCTGGTTCGACCGCTGGTTCCCTGGCCGGTACAAGCACGTGTCGGCCATGGGATACGTGCAGGCGGCGAACGTCTGGCTCTTCCTTGAGCCGTCGATCACCGGCACCACGCTGATGGCCGAGACCGACGGCCCGCGCGCCAATGCGCTGGTCAACCACTGGCTGGACCATGCGGACTGGCTGCTGATGGTGCCGGTCGACCGCCGGCCGCCGGTGCTGAATTTCCTCGGCGGCTGGTGCGTGCCGACCATCGCACGGCTGATCGGGCGCGGCCATGGTGCGTTGAGCCCCGACGGCCTCTGGCGACGATGCAGGCCTTACGCTCTGGAGGTCTGCCAGCATGAAGATGGGCGCGCCGAAACAGGACCCGATGCTGACGGCGCAGCAGCAGCGGTCCCGGCAGGATCAGCAACAGGCGATCCAGGATAACCTCGGGCAGCAGACGCTGGACATGATGCGGCGCTTCGGCTCGCGCTCGGCGCTGTCCGGATCGTCGATGACCGCGCCGATGGCCCGCATCGCCGGGACGGGCTACTGATGGCGGCTCCGCTCGAAAAAGAGGCAGTCCAGCGCCTGCAGGACGCGAAGCAAATCCGCGCGCTGTGGGACCCGGACTTCCGCGAGGCCTATTTCTTCACTGCCCCGCACCGGATCGCCCCGAACCGGACGTCCTCGACGCAGGAGGCGCAGACCGCGATCGCCCGCAACACGAACGGCGACGGCCGCGGCGACACGGACAACCCGAGCGAACTGCAGACCGGGATCGGCTTTGAGGTCGCGACCGACTTCGCGACGACGCTGCTGAATGCCTTCGTGCCGCAGACTGAGAAGTGGTGCGAACTGTCGGCCGGGCCCGACGTCGATCCGGGCATGGAGCAGCAGATCAAGGCGCAGACGACGAAGCTCGACGAGGCGGCGTTCAAGGCGATCAAGGCGTCGAACTTCTACACCGAGTTCGCCAAGGCCGCCTTTCCAGACGGCTCGATCGGCACCATGGCGATGTGGATCAAGGAACCGGGCGGCGCCCGTCCGATCGAATGCCTCGCCGCGGCGCTGCGCGAACTGTACCTCGTCCTCGGCCCCGACGGCAGGATCGACGACCGTTTCGTGGTGCGGCCGACGCGCTACCGCTACCTGCCGGCGCTGCTGCCGGGCATCACGCTCCCGCAGAAAATCGCCGACATGGTGAAATCGTCGGGGCAGAAGGCCTGCGAAGTCACCTGGGGCTTCTGGCGCCTGTGGGATCAGGCCGTCGAAACATGGCAGCACATCATCCTCGTCGACCAGAAGATGGTGCACGAGGCGACGATGTCGGGCGCAGGCTGCTGCCCGCTGATCGTCGGCCGCTTCAACGCGACGTCTGACAGCCCCTGGGGATACGGCCCGACCATCATGGCGCTGTCCGACATGCGGCAGGCGGATGAACTGGAGGCCTTGAAGATCGAGGGCATCGACTTCCAGACCCGGCCGCCGATCGGCTTTCCGGACGACAGCTTCACCGCGATCGAGGCCGGCATCGAACCGGGCATGGCGTATCCGGTGCGGCCGGGCTCCGAAGGGCCGATGAAGGAACTGTTCAAGCCCGGCGCGGTCGATGGCGTCATGTATGAGACGACCGTCACCGAAGAGCGCATCCGGCGCCTGCACTACAACGACACGCCGACGCAGCGCGGCAAGACCCCGCCGACGGCGACGCAGTGGACGGGCGAGCTCGTCCAGTCCCAGCGCCGCCTCGGCACGCCCGGCCTGTCGTTCTTCGATGAGTTCGTAGCCGGCGTCTTCGTGCGGTTCCTCTACCTGCTCAAGAAGCGCGGCAAGTTGCAGTCGATCGGCAGCGTCGAGGTGAACGGGAACGAGATCGCCGTTTTCCCGAACAACCCGGCGCAGCGCGCGGCAGATATGCAGGAAGTGAACAACGCCCTGCAGCTGATCGAGATCGGCGCTAAGGCTTTCCCCGAGGAATGGAAAGTTGCGGTCGACGGCCAGAAGACGATCGAAAATTTCAAGGCCAAGCTGGGCGACAGCATCGTTGCCTTCCGTGACCCGGCGGCCGTGCAGCAGGCCATCGGCCAGATCAGCCAGCTGGTCGGCGGGGCCGCGCCTGGTGCGCCGCCCGGTGCCGCGCCTGGGATGGAGCCGACGCAATGACGCCACGCGAAGAGGCTGAGGCCGAACTGGCGGCGTTCGGGCGCGCTCGCGGCGGCCCTGTCATCCGCTGGATCAAGGGCGAACTGATGAGCCCTCCGTCGCTGCACCTGGACGATTGTGCGTTGAGGCAAGACGTGGGGCGAAGGAACTGTCTCGCAGACATCCTGAGGATGCTGGAAAGCGAGACGCCCGTTGACCGAGCAGACGATCCAAAACTCCCAGAGCCAGGAAAGCCAGTCGGCCGCGACGGGCCAAGAGGCGCAAGGCGCCGCGGGCAGCACCACGACCTCGACGGGGCCGGTACGCCCTGACGGCCTGCCGGACCGCTTTTGGGACGCGACGGCCGGCGTCAAGACCGCAGACCTGATCAAGACCATCGCCGACGCCGACGCGGCGCGCGCTGCGCTGCCGGCCGATGCGGCTGCCTACAAGATCGAGGTGCCCGGCGCCTCCGACATCGCCAAGAAGTTCGGCGTGCAGCCCGACGCCATCAAGCTGAACGAGGCGGACCCGCTGCTCGGCCAGTTCCGCGAGTTCGCGCACAAGGCCGGCATGTCGCAGGAGGCTTTCGGCCAGGCGCTGAACCTGTTCGTCGAGAGCCAGTTCGGCCAGTCCGCCGCGGCGCAGCAGGCGTTCAAGGACAGCTACACCACTGAGATGAAGAAGCTCGGCGACAATTCCACCGGCCGTGTTGCCGCAGCGACCGCCTTCCTCGTGTCCCACCTTGGTGAGGATGCCGGAAAAGCGTTCGCGACCAACATGATTACCGCCGCCGACGTGGAGGCGATCGAGAAGCTGCAGAAGGCCTTCTCCGACCAGGGCGCCAAGACCGCGCCGGGCGGCGGTGCGTCCACTTCGGACCCCAAGACACTGACCGACGAGCAGCGCGCGAGCATGACGCCCGCCGAACGCCTCGTCTTCGCTCGCAAGGCCTCGGGCCTGATCAAGGATGCCGCCTGAGGCATAGGAGAGGACGATGAAGACGCTGATCGAATACGCCAAGGGCCTCGGCGACGACAACCCGGCTCGGCCTCTGATCGAGATGTTCGCGCAGAAGTCGGACATCCTGTCGGCGCTCCCGTTCGAGGGTCTGACCGGCGCGGTTTACGAGGGATACCGTCAGTCGGCGCTGCCCTCGCCCGGCTTCCGCGCCATCGGTGAGGCGTCGACCAGCGGCACCGGCAAGATCACGCCGTTCCAGGAAGCCTCGTTCATCGTCGACCACGACCTAGACGTCGACCGCGCCATCGTCGACCGCTACGGCCCGGTGCGCCGCGCCCGCGAAGAGACCATGGCCGCAGCTGCGGCCGGCAAGCTCTGGACGAACACCTTCCTCAAGGGCGACAACTCGACCAACCCGCGCCTCTTCAACGGCCTGCAGTCGCGCTGCGGCGTCTTCGGCCGCAAGCTCGACAACTCGTCCGCCTCGGGCGGCGCCGCCCTGTCGCTGCTCAACCTCGACAAGGCCATCAACAACACCCACGAGCCGACCCACATCATCGCGGATTACACGACCCAACCGCTGTGGATCCAGGCCGCGCGCAACACGTCGCTCTCCGGCTTCGTCATGCAGACCTGGGATCAGGTCGGCTCGGTGAAGATGAGCTACGCGAACCTGCCGATCCTGTGGGGCTACGGCAAGGATGACCAGGGCTCGATCCTGCCGTTTACCGAGGTCGGCGCCGGCGGCGGTTCGGCCGTTACCACCTCCTTCTATGTCGTCTCGATCAAGGACGGCGGCCTGAAGGGTATCCAGATCAAGCCGCTCACGTTCCAGGACATGGGACTGCTGCAGGACGGCATCACCTATCGCACCCACATGTCGTGGGACTGCTCGATCGTCGACGAGAACAAGTACTGTATGACGCGCCTGACGAGCATCACGAACGCCGCCTTCGTCGCCTGATCGGCGGGGGGACCGTAATTCGCGGTCGCGGCGAGCGGCCGGCAAACCTGAGAAGGACACTCCGATGGGAGCCCGG